GCCCGTGGCGGCCACAGGCATGACGTTTGCGGCGCCGCCGTTCCAGGCTTCGTACACGCGCCGCTCCAACTCGGCTTGAAAGGGTCTAAGGGCGACTGGCATGATTAAGCCGACTCCGTCATACTAGCGCGGGCTGCTTCGACGCGGGCATTGGCGATGGCGGTATATTGCGGGTCGAGTTCAAACCCAAGGAACTGGAAGCCCTCAAGAATTGCCGCCTTGCCAGTGCTTCCCGACCCAGCAAAGGGGTCAACGATCAGCCCGCCCGGCGGCGTGACCAGGCGGCACAGGTAGCGCATAAGCTCCGTCGGCTTAACGGTCGGGTGCGGGTTCTTGCTGGTTGGCGCCATGTTGCGCGGGGAACCGTCGCTATGTTTCGACAATCCTGATGTTGCGACTGTTTGCCGCACGACCTCGTCGAACTCTTCCAAGCCTTCATTGCGGTCGCGCTTGCTGGCCTTGGCACAGTAGAAGAAGCGGGCGGCGCTTCCGGTTCCGCAATCAACCTTGGTGCGTTCGCCGCCCAGGTATTCAGCGGAGCCCGTACCGACCGCACCGTCCCCGTAGCCGCTAATTTTGACGTTCGGCACGCTCCCGCCCGACCCGGCGCTATCTGGGAACAGAGCCAGCACTTCGTCGCTGCCGTCGTGAATGAGGTTGGCCGGATAACGGCCCAAATTGCTACCGGCGCCACCCATCGCAAGCCCCCGACCGCATTCGGTCGGGGTATCCATGACCATCGAAGGATTTCGGGCAGTGCTGGCGCCATCGTGCGACGCCACGCGGCAAGCGTCGATATTCAACAGGGTCGCACGTTCCGCCGGCTTGCGGGCCATGGTTATGGGCTCCAAGGCTGGCTTTAAGCTGCTACGGTGCTTGGGGTAGCCGCTTCCGTATACCCAAGCAATCATATCGCGGATTTCAAAGCCGGCATCTTCAATCCGTACCGCCATGCGGTGCAGTGTCCGCGTACCGGCGAACGCCAGCAAGTAGCCACCAGGCTTAAGCACTCGCAAACAATCGGCCCAAATTTCAACGGGCGGAACGTCATAATCCCATTTCTTGCCCATGAAGCGGAGCCCATAGGGCGGGTCGCAAACTATCGCGTCGACGCTGTTGTCCGGGAGCATTGCGAGGCCGTGTCGGCAATCCAAGTTCAAAATCATTTTTATCTACACCCTGTTGACGATGGCGTCATTATCAAATAGGATGGCACCTGTAGTCAATCCCCTGTAATCATTTTTTGGAGAGTTTCCACCATGAGTATGCAAATCAGCGTCGACCCTGCAGCCCTTTCGCAAGAACAACGCGAAGCGGTCGCCGGTTTTATTTTGGCTTACCCGGGCAAGGCTTGTGCCGGGACGTGCGGCGGCGGTCACGCTGTTGCAGAAATTCACGCCCACACGCACCAGGCGCCGGTCGCTTCCGGTGATACTGGCCCGGCGCTCGACCCGGAGATTGCTGCCCTTGTCAAAGACGACGGCGAGTTCCAAGCGTCCGTCGCGTTTGGCGGCCACGGCTCCCCGGCGCTTGATGCCGACGCGGCAAAATTGAATGCCATTTTCGGACAGGGTGCCGCCGGCCCCACACTTGCCGACGTGGGGCTTGCTCCGGCCGCGGCCTTCGGGGTGCCCCCCGCCCCTTTGGCCGTTTCCACCCCGCCAATTGCGGCGGCCGTTACCGCTGCCCCGCCGCCCCCGGTGACTACTGCCCCGACTACGACGACGCCTGGCGTTGCCTCTTCGGCCGCGGCTGTCTCTTCGGCCGGCGTTGATTTGGACAAACACGGCTTGCCTTGGGATGGCCGCATTCATGCCGGCACGAAGCGCAAGAACGCCGACGGCTCTTGGACGGCCAAGCGTGGCGTCGACCCGGCGCTGGTTGCCACGGTTGAAGCCGAATTGCGCCAGGTCATGGGAGCCGCCCCCGCCCCTTTGGCCCAAGGCGTTGCACCTGCCCCGACGCCTGTTTCCGTTGCGGCCTCTACCACTGTACCGCCTGCTCCGACTGGCGCTGTCCCCCAGCCGGTAGCGCCCCCGCCCGCTCCCGCCCCTGTAGCTGGTGCGGCACCTTCCATGCCGGCGGCCCCGAGTGCTGCCCCCGGTGAAGTGCCGGCCGATGCCCGCCAACAGTTCGTCGGGCTGGTTGGGCGTGCCTCCGCGGCTATTCAGGGCCAGAAGGTCACGCAAGCCGAAGTCAACCAGATTTGCGCCGACTCCGGTATCCCGGCCCTCCCGTTGCTGGCAAACCGGCTGGATTTGGTTGCCACGGTTGCGTCGCGTATCGACGCCCTGATTGCGGCCCGTAGCCAATGAGCGGCGCCCATTCAATCCTTCCGCCCTCCGGGGCGGGGGCTTGGAAACTGTGCGCCCTTTGGGTCGCAATGAACCAAGCTTACCCGCAAGCGGACACGCCGGAAACGCTGGAAGGCAACGCGGCCCATTGGGTCTTTGCTGAAATGCTGGCCGGGCGCCAAGTGTCCGAAGGCATGCAAGCGCCCAATGGCGTTTTCATTACCGACGAAATGATCGAAGGCGCGGAACTTGTGGTCGACACGGTTCGCGCCAGGATTCCCGCCGGTACGGTCTTGCACGTTGAAGAGCCCGTCGCAATCGCAAGGATTCACGCGCAATGCTGGGGCACGCCTGATATTTGGGCGTTCGTCCAACAGGCGCTAACCCTTGAGGTTATCGACTACAAGTTTGGGCACCGCTTTGTCGATGAATACGAAAACGACCAGGGGGTTGCCTACATCACGGGCATTGTGGATATGCTGGCGGAAAAGTTCGGAGAGGGTGCCGGGCTGTTCGACCAGCGTTGCAAAGTTAATTTTACGGTCATTCAACCGCGATGCTTCTACAAGGGCGCGTCGGTGCGGACGTGGTCGGTTTTGGCTTCGGACCTTCGCGGCCACATCAACCAACTTGCCGGCGCCGCCGCGGTCGCCCTGGCGCCAAATCCGCCAGCCGTGACAAACCCGGAATGCCGCGATTGCCCGGGCCGTCATGCGTGCCCAGCGTTGCAGCAAGCCGCCTACGCCGACGCGGAATTCTCGACACGCTCAAGCCCCGTCGAACTGGCGCCGGCCGCCGCAAGCCTTGAACTCCGCATGATGGAACACGCCTTAGAACGGTTGCAAAGCCGCGTCGAAGGCATGCGGGAAGCCGTGGCGACGTACATTCGCCAAGGCCATTCCGTGCCCTGGCATCGTGCGGAACAAGGCTATGGTCGTCAGCAATGGACCATGCCCGTCGACCAAGTGCTGGCAATGGGTTCCCTCATGGGCGTCGACCTTTCAAAGCCTGGCGTAAAAACGCCGAAGCAAGCGGCCAAGTCGGGTGTTGACGAAGCCGTCATTAAGGCTTACAGTGTCACACCATTGGGGTCGCTAAAGCTGGTTCCCGATAATCCCGCCGATGCGCGACGCGTGTTCGGCACCACAAACTAAGGAGTTTTCCAAATGGCACAACGCATCAATATCACCTCCCCGGTCGGCCGCATTGTCATGGGGTCGCTGTATGACCCCAGCACCACGGACGCCGAAGGCAAACCGCTGGTCGTCAAGACCGGCCCGAACGCCGGCCAGCCCCGCGTCAACTACTTTTTTGCCCTGGCAATCCCGAAGGGCGCGGAACCGCATTGGGCGCATACCGCTTGGGGGCAACAAATTTGGGCGGTCGGTAATCAGGCTTTCCCGAATGCCGCGCAATCTCCCGCGTTCGCTTGGAAAATCGAAGATGGCGACTCGCAAATCCCGAACAAGAAGGGTCGCAAGCCATGCGATAACGAAGGCTGGCGCGGTCACTGGATTCTGAAATTCTCCGGCGGCTTCGCTCCGAAGGTGTACCAGCAAGAGGGCGCCGGTTACGTGCAAGTCATGCAAAAAGACTTTTGCAAACCGGGCTTCTTCGTTGAAGTGGCGTTTAGCGTCGAGGGCAACGGTTCGCAATCGCAACCGGGCATTTACCTGAATCACAGCATGGTTTGCTTCCGTGCCTACGGTCAAGAAATTACCTTTGGCCCCGACGTCGCTTCCGCCGGTTTCGGTCAATCCGCGTTGCCCGCTGGCGCCAGCATGACCCCGCCGGCCGGTGCAATCCCCATGCCACAGGCTCCCGCCGCGGCTCCGGCACTTCCGGTCCCGGTCGGTGTCCCGCAAATGCCGGGAGTACCTGGCGCCCCTTTGGCCCCTGCGAATGTTGCTTATGCCCCGCCCGCTGGTGTACCACAAGTTCCGGGCGCTCCGGTTGGTTCATATGCGACGACTGCGTACCCTTCTAGCCCGGCGCCCATCCCGGTTACGCCTAATCCGGGTTTCGTGCAGGTTCCC